TTCCTACAGAGTTCTTGATTAAGAGTTTGATCGCGAAAGCGAACAAACTTTTCAATCCATGAACTCCGCACCCGGTTGCAAAAGAAGTGCCAACAATTTTGTTGGCACCACTGGTGTTCACCGGGCTCCGCCGCGATTAGTCGCGGCTTCGAAAAAGACTTCGGAACAGCGATGAGACGGGAGCAAGGTTCGTCCTCCTCCCAATGACTCACTGCCCTGCCTGCTGAGAGACGGGAGACCGGAGAGTTCCCAATCAGGGTACTACCCGACTTCTGCCACTCAGTCTCAGCAATTGCTGAGGCACGTTCCGCCCAACTTGGCCAGCTATGATATCCATAGTCAGCCAATGCAAACATGGACTCCAGACGATCGGACCAGCGGTCAAATTGATATTTGTTCCGCCATCGGCCCCCCTCTGAAGTCACCCCTGGACCATGTCTGAACCTCCACTCTGAGGGGTTATATTCCCCCAGTGTAGTGGCGAGGATCCCTGACACTTTGTCAAGGTTACTCAGGAGGATGGACCACTCCCTTTCAGGGACTAGACTTTGGTTTTGCACGACTTTGCTTTGCCGGAATCCCGGCGTGGCTTCGTCAAGCTCCGCCTCGGTCGGGATCTCCGCGCTCCAGAATCGTTCCGGAGTAGGGAGATCGTGATCCGTACTGAGAAATTTACTGATTTCGCAATCAGTTTTCTCAGGCCCACAGTCAAGCCTAGCTTTCTTCCCCAAGAGTAGAATCTGGCGAAGAAGCAAAATAGCCTGTACATCAGGTTCCTCCTTCAGAACACCATCTTCAGCGAAAACGAGTAGGTACAGTCCCCTAAACAACTTAGGGATCGGTACCCTGTTAGAGTACCGGCATGCGCCGGGCAACCCTGACAGTTTGTACTCACATGATGCAAGACACCTATCGAGGTGTTTTGCTAACGCTGGCAGGTCGTCCACTAAAAAATGGACACCCCTGCTCACCACAAGATGGTGCAATCGGGCAAAGTCCTTTTCGAACTCCACCCTCAGCGTCGGGTAGGCGTACGTATAGTCCTGCAATAGGGCAGCGTACAACCTCACGAGTTCCCAAACATAGCTTTTCATCGCGTGGATTCCTCCGACACGAATCTACGCTACATTCGGTTCCACAGCTGCACAACCTACCATAGGTTGCAAAGGTCGGCTCCGGATCTTCATCAAGATCCAGTACGGCACGGAGAGCTACAAGCCCTACGAGCCGGGAAGCCATGCGCTCAAGCTGCACTCGCAGCTTGATGCGTTTGTAGGTCGGGATTGCAAGTCTTCGCTTCCGCGATCTACCGGAAGATTGCCCACTTGGGCGACCCCCATAGTAAGATCGCATGGCTAAGACTCCCAACCATTCAGGCTAATCAGCGCAGCATTCGCACTGGCAATAAGCCAGTCGCACAGTGCATCGGCGTTCTTGGTGTCGCTGTCGTTCGGCAGCAACTCAATCACGATGTAGCACTTGCGCACGCTCTCGGGGACCTCCCCGGCAGCGTAAATGGTCTGCACGACCTCCACGTTGTGGCGATCGTACAGCTGCGCTGTCTTCGTGTGCCGGATCCTTACCCGGTATTGCGACAGAGTCCCTTTGTAAAGGTACTCCGACGCATACGAATCCTGGTTGACCTTAATCAGCGTGATGTTTCCATCAGCATGAGGCAGCACCAACGTGTTACCGAACATAGATAGGGGACTCCTCTAGAGAAACTTGCGACCCTTCAGGGCCGCAAGCGACCCTAGAATCGACCATTGTCCAGCCGTCAAGGCTGGGATACTCGGGACAGGAAGAAGTGGACCGGATTGTACCGAACGGTACTTTCTGATACACGTGCACCTGTGGTCACCAATGACGGTGACTCCGGCAGGTACCGAAAAACCTACAAAGTTGTAGGTTCCCTCGAAGGTCCGCATAATGCAGACCGACGAGTGTTGGAGATTTAGACTGTTGTCATTCGCAGCTATCCAGCTGCCTATAGGAATGAACCAGTCTACAAGCCAGGACCATGGGAGTAACTCCCATGCTGTCGAAAAAGACTCGAGACT